GGCAAGATGCTAGAAGAAACAATCAGCCACATATAGCACTTGGCTGTATAAATACAATGGCAAAAGTTGCTCAGTTATTATGAGTATTATTGACCGAGAAGGCAGGGTACTAGAGTCATCTACTGGTGCTGATTTATGTTGTGACGATATTATTGAAAGAATAAAAGCTGACTTACATCCCGGTCAACTTGCTTTTGTTGATGATCAAGAGACTCAAATCATTGGTCTTTCTGCTGGTTATGGTGCTGGTAAAACAAGAAGCTTATGTGCAAAAGCTGTACAGTTAGCTATTAATAATCAAGGTTTTACAGGTGCAGTTATGGAACCTACTGCACCATTAATAAGAGACATATGGCAAAACGATTTTGAAACTTTCTTAGAAGATTATGGAATCCCATATACACAAAGACAGTCTCCACTTCCAGAGTATTTATTGCACCTGCCAGATGGAGATGCTCGCATATTATGTAGAAGTTTCGAGAACTGGTCTAGAATTATTGGACTGAACCTTGCTTGGGTGCTTGCAGATGAAATAGATACTGTTGCTCCATCTATTGCTGATAGGGCTTTTCCTAGAATATTAGCAAGATTACGTTCTGGAAATCAAAGACAGTTTGGTGTTGCATCAACACCTGAAGGTTTCAGATGGATGTGGAATACTTTTGGAAGTAACGAAGCACAAAAGAAAACAGATCGTAAGTTAATTAAAATGAGGACATATGATAATCCACATTTACCGCAAGACTTTATTACAAGATTAGAAGAAAATTATGAAAAAGGTTTATTGCAAGCATATTTAAACGGAGAGTTTTGTAATATAACAACAGGACAAGTTTATGACCGCTTCAACCGAACTGTCCATGTCACTGATGTGTTGCCAGATATATCTAACGAACCACTTAGAATTGGACTTGATTTTAATATTGGAAATATGAACGCAGTTATTGGTATTGCTATTGGTGACAAATTAATAGTGGTTGATGAAATAAAAGAATCACATGACACCGACTCAATTGCTCAAGAAATTAAAAGACGCTATCCAGACCAAAAAATCTATGTCTATCCTGATGCTTCAGGAGGAAACAGAAGCACAAACGCTTCGAAAACCGATATCCAAATTCTAGAAAGTTATGGATTTATGAATCAATCACCAGCAGCTAACCCACCTGTTAGAGATAGAGTTAATTCAGTACAAAGATTACTTGAAAATGGAAAAGGTCAAGTTAGACTACAAATTCATTCAAGTGCAACTAAATTAATTGAGTGTCTTGAACTTCAAAGTTATACTGAAAAAGGAGAACCTGATAAAGATGCTGGTTACGATCATATGAATGATGCTCTAGGTTACATTACTTGGCGTCTGTTTAATCCATTACATATGGGTGCTGGTCGTAAAACAGGAATTAGGCTTTATTAAGATTATTTATTACACTTAAGAAAACATTGGAGCAAAATGTACTCAGGTTATAACTATTACGACAGAGAGACAAACTCACAAGGTAAAGAAATAAATGACCCGAATGCTGTTTGGTTTCAACAAGAGCCACATTGGATGCTGATAGAAGATTTGCTTGGTGGTACATACCAAATGAGGAAAAGACACAGACGATATTTACCACAAGAACCAAGAGAATTAGATGAATCATATGACAACAGACTTGCTAGGTCTGTTTGCCCACCGTTTTATTTGCGATTAGAAAGAATGTTAGCTGGTATGTTAACAAGAAAGCCTGTCAGATTAAACGATACAGCAGATTCAATACGTCAACATTTATTTGATGTTGACCTACAGGGTAATGATCTTAATGTTTGGACTTATGAGACTACTAGGAAAATGGTCAGATATGGTCATGTTGGAGTTTTAGTTGATGCTCCAACAAGTGGGCAAAGTGGCAGACCATATTGGGTTACTTATACACCAAGAGACATTTTGGGATACAGAACTGAAATGATAGATGGTGAAGTAAAACTAACACAATTACGTCTACAGGAAAAAGTATCAGTTCCTGATGGTTTATATGGTGAAAAAATAATTAACCAAATAAGGTTATTGACCAGAGGTGGTTTTGAAATACATCAAAAAGGCAAAAATAATTTATTTGTAAAAGTTGACGAAGGAACTACAAGTTTGTCTGAGATACCCTTTTCTGTTGCATATGCAAACAGACTAAATTTATTGGAATCAAGACCACCAATGTCTGATATTGCAGAATTAAATTTAAAAGCCTATCAAATACAATCCGATTTAGATAATCAGTTACATATTTCTGCTGTACCAATGTTGGCATTTTATGGATTTCCACAAAGTTCTGAAGAAGTAACTGCTGGACCCGGAGAAGCAATAGCCTTTCCTGCTGATGGTAGAGCAGAATACATTGAACCTGCTGGTAGAAGTTATGATGCTCAGTTTAAAAGACTTGATGTTTTGTCAAACCAGATAAATGAGTTAGGTCTTGCTGCTGTATTAGGACAAAAATTATCGGCAGAAACAGCAGAAGCAAAACGAATAGATAGATCTCAAGGTGATTCGACAATGATGGTTGTAGCACAACAGATGCAAGATATGATTGATAATTGTTTAAAATTTCATAGTGAATATATTAATGCTGAAGCTGGCAGTTGTTTTGTAAATAGAGACTTCTTATCACAGAGACTAGAGCCACAAGAGATACAGGCATTACTACAGCTTTATACTTCTGGTTCGATTACACAAGAAACATTGCTGAAACAGTTACATGAGGGAGAAGTACTGGGAGATGAATTTGATGTTGAAGAAGAAATTGAATCTACACAAAGTGGTGGATTAGTCGAAATGGCACAACCAAAAGAAGTAGAACCAGAGCCAGAAGAAGAACAAGATGCAGCATAATCAATGTCAATTCCAGAAAGTTTTTACAGACAATCTATTGATTTAAATAGATATAGCAATCGTATTGCTAGGGAAATAGTAACTAATTACAATAATGTAATTTTAGATTTAACAAATAAACTTGCCACTATTGATGAAGTTACTAGTCCTGCAACTGTTGCTCGTATCAGATCAATGCTCGCACAGTTCAAAGAAAGTCTAGAAGGATGGTCTGTAGAGGGAACTGCATACATGGCAGATCAATTACAAAGTCTTGCAGTATTTCAAACAGAATTTGTTGCAAGTGAATTACAAAAAGTTTTACCCGTTGGAGCAGTAAATGTAAATACAGTACAAGTCTCTAGCGATTTTGCCAGAAGTCTTGTTTATACAGACCCAACTAGAATAAATGTCTTTACGTTACCAACACTTGAATCACAAGTCAGAAGAACATTTAGTTTAACTGCAGCAAAAGGTTCAGTAATTACATTGCCAAGTGGAGAAGTAATCGAAAAAGCATTTCGTGGTATTGCTTCGGCACAATCTGATTTTATTTCGAGGGAAATAAGAGTTGGTATTACAGAAGGAGAGTCAATAGCAAAGATAGCAAGAAGGCTTAGGGGTCGATTGCAGTTTGGTGCAAACCAAGAAATGACAGCAAGAGCACAGGCACTTGCTGGTGGTACTGGAATGAAATTAGCTAATAATCAAGTCAGAACCATTGTTAGAACATCTGTTAATCAGGTTCAAACAATGGCAAATCAAGCTGTGTATTCTGCCAATCAGGATATAACAAAAAAATATGAATATGTTGCGACACTTGATGCAAGGACAACTGCATTGTGTGGAAGTTTAGATGGTAAAAAATTTAGGTATGGTGAAGGTCCAGAGCCACCACAACATTTTAATTGTCGATCTACAACTGTGCCAATCATTGATGATGACGATTTAAGAAGAAGATTTCCAGATACAAGACCAAGTGAAGTTGGAAGAGTACCACAAGATTTAAGTTATCCTGATTGGTTAAAGCGAAACCTCAATATGCAAACACAGGCACTTGGAAATAAAAAACGTTTTTTTAATTATTTAATAAATACAAAAAACAAAAGTCCTAGAGATGCTTTGCGTCAGATATTAAGAGATGATGGTACAGAGTTATCTTTAACAGATTTAATCAAAAAATATCCAAAAGCAAATTAAAAGTTATACTATTGTTAGTTGCTTAAATTATTATGCCAATGGGAAAAGGAACCTATGGTTCAAAAGTAGGTAGACCACCTAAAAAAAAGAAAAAAGTAAAAAAGGGTGGTAAAAAATAATGGCAAAAACATTACTACAAAAGTTAGCAGAGGCTAAAAAAACAAAAGTAAAGAAAAATGCCAAGAAAAAAGAAGAAAAAGAGTAAGATTCCAGAAAATTATCTGAAAGGGTCTAAAAACAGGAGTGCAAAAGCTGCTGAGATAAGACGCACTGCAGAAGCATACAGAAAAGGTGAGTATATTGACATTAAAGCTGTTCAAAAATCTAGGGTAAACCAAGATGTCACAAAGAAAAAAAAGAAGTCCACTAAACGAAAAAACAAAAAAAGCACTAAGAGCTAAAGCTGAAGGCACAAGATTTACTTATGGTGAATTAGCTGCTGTATATAGAAAAGGTCAAGGTGCTTATTTATCTAGTGGAAGTCGAAATGTCAGTATGCCTGCATGGTCAATGGCTCGTGTTAATAGTTATATGAAAGGTGGACCTGCACGCAGAGTCGATAAAGATATTTATGATAGAACTAGGAAAAGACAAAAATGACAGAACAAGAAAAAATTAAAAACAAATTAAAAAAATATAATTTAGAAGGTGTTAATAAACCAAAACCAACACCAAATCACCCAACAAGTTCGCATATTGTTTTAGCTCGAGAAAAAGGTAAAGTAAAATTAATACGATTTGGTCAACAAGGAGTTAAAGGTAGTCCAAGAAAAGATGGAGAGTCAGATGAGTCAAGAAAAAGACGTATGTCATTTAAAGCTAGATTTGCTAAAGATATTAAAAGAGGCAAAATGTCTGCCGCATATTGGGCAAATTTAGTTAAATGGTGATATAAATAATATAATACATTTAGTTTACGACTAATTTATGTCTGAAGAAAACAAAGAAGTGGTTACGCCACCAGAAAATAATGCAGAACTTGAGCAATTAAAAGAATCTGTAAAAAAACTTGAAGCAAAAAACTACGAACTTATTGGTAAATTAAAAAACCAAAAACCGGTTTCTGATAAAGCTGTGCCAGAAGATTACGAAGCGTTACTTGCTTTTAAACAAAAGCATGAACGTGAACAATTAGAAAATGAAGGAAAATATACAGAAGCAACACAAAAACTAGAACAACAGTATCGTGATAAATCTGCAGAAGATAAAGAACGAATACAAAAACTTGAGGCAAGAAACAGAGAGCTTGAACTTATTGCACCAGCAATGCAAGCATTATCTGAGGTAACACATGACCCTGAGTTAGTTTTAAATAATTTAGTTCCAAAAGATCAAATACAAATTAAGGAAGGTGTACCTGTAGTTGTTGATGGTTATGAACAATTACCTGTTCAGGAATATGTAAAAAATAAACTTGAAAAAGAAAAACCATATTTACTAAAAAACAAACCCCCATCTGGTGGAGGTGCTCCGATTTCAAGACCATCATCTGATAATTTTTCAGAAGATATGTTAAAACCATTTCTGAAAAATAGTGAAGATATTACTGAACAGGGTCGTATTTTTAAAACATATGGAAAAGAAACTTGGCAAAAGTTGAGAGATATTGCTAAAACACGTTAATATATAAATATTAGGCAAAGCTACGCTAAGTCAAATAGGGTTACGCCCACAACCGTTAAATTTTTATTCTTGAACACATGGCAGTTCTCAGGAGTGATATTATCGTTCCAGAGGTATTTACGCCTTATGTCATTGAGCAAACTACTGCTAGAGATTCATTTCTTGCAAGCGGTGTGGTTGCACCTATGGCTGAGCTAAATGCTACTGAGGGTGGTGATTTCGTAAATGTACCTTTTTTCTCTGCAAACTTAAGTGGAGACTTTGAGGTTTTATCAGATTCATCTTCACTAACACCCGGCAAAATTTCTACTGACAAACAAGTTGGTGTTATTTTACATAGAGGTCGTGCATTTGAATCTCGTGACTTAGCTGCATTGGCAGCAGGGTCAGATCCAATGGCAGCAATCGGTCAAAAGATCGGTGCTTACATTGCAAACCAAAGACAAAAAGATTTACTTGCTTGTCTTGATGGAGTATTTGGCTCTATCAATGAAAACACAAACAGTTCAGCTTTCTTTGATCTTTGTATAGATTCAGAATCAGGTGATAGCCCAACTGGTTTATCTCCAAAGCACGTTGCAAAAGCAAGATCAATTCTTGGCGATCAAGGCGACAAGCTAACAGCAGTTTGTATGCATAGCAAAGTTTACTATGATCTCGTAGAGAGAAAAATGGTTGACTATGTTCTTGCTTCAGATGGAAACGGCGGTTCTGCAACAGCAAGTGGTGGTACTATTGCCCCTGCATATGCTGGTGGAAACGATACAGTTCCAACATACTGCGGACTAAGAGTTATTGTTTCTGATGATGTTTCTACTACTGGTAGTGGTTCATCAACTGAATACAGTACATATTTCTTTACTGCTGGTGCAGTAGCAAGTGGCGAGCAAGCTGGTCTAACAACAGAAACAGACAGAGACATTCTGGCAAAGTCTGATGCTATGGCTATTGATCTTCACTATACATATCATCCTGTTGGTTCTAAATGGGCTGTTACAACAACAAACCCAACAAGAGCACAACTTCAAACTGTAGGCAACTGGTCGAAAGTCTACGAGACAAAGAACATTGGTATCGTTAGAGCTACTAACGTATCTACTCAAGACTA